CTTATAGATTAGTCGCGAAAAATATGGACTATCAAGGAACGAAAGTAAATGTTTATACAGACGTTTCGCCGTCAGATACAAAACCGGAAGATCGTATAGATAATGTATCAAAAGTATTTGAAATTATCTTCAAGCGCAAACCATCTGGTACAGACCTAGAAAACTTTAGAAGTTATGTTGGCTTGCTTACTTTGATGAAAACTCTTCCAAAAGATGTTCAAGTCAAAGCATTAGAGCGTGCCAAAGAAGGTCTTGCTCAAGCGGGATTGGAACCGGCTGAATATGCTCCAATTCAAAAAGCTGCTAAAACTATCTTAGGAATATCTATATAATAAATGTTCGCAAAGAATAAATGAAGCGAGCATCCATATATATACAAAAGGTTATAACATGAAAAATACAGAAATTATTAAATCATATCTCGCGGGCGAACGTCCCTATGTAAAAGTAGGATATACTGGAGATAAAGACAAATATATTATCCGCAAAGTTGGTGAAACTTGGACAGACTCTGCCGGTAAACAATGGATAGAAAAAGAATCTGGTCCACAAACCGTTACTCGTGTCATGGACATTATTCGTGAAGAAACCAATGATAAATGTACCTGCTGTGGTATGGAGATTCGGTGGGGTAAAAAAAGAGATCGCAAAATGTTTTACAAAACCAAGAAGTGCTTTGATTGCTTGATTGAAGAAGAAACTCAACTTCGCATCAAAGGTCAATTCAAGTTGTATGAAACCAAGAAGCTACTTGAAAATGAAATATCCTACTTAAATGATGTTCGTCAAAAGCTAAAAGAAAGTAAAGAATATCTTGCCAGCGATGCTTCCAAGACTCTTACATACGTAAATTCAAATGGGTTTGTTGAAGAATGGGACAATGTTTCTAGACAAGAACTAACCGAGAGTATTGAGAAAGATTTTAAAAACTGTTTGAAGAAAATCAAATCGGCAGAAAAAGAGTTAAAGAAGACCAATGACGCAATTAACAAAGTTCTTACCACAAAATAATATTGTGTTAGCGATTGCAGATAGAGTTAATCGCAAATATCCAGATCCAACCGGCAGATGTGCTATTATGGCCGCAGATTTGGTAAAAGAACTAGGTAAATACAAAATCAATGCTATACATGTAGTAGGTGAATTCACTTTAGATGAACCCAACGCAGAAAGTTATATGGAATGTGACGAGTTTTCCGGTGATGAATATAAAGTTAATCATGACTGGGTAAGCGTAGAAGGAAAAATATTAGATATATCCGCCAGTCAATTTAGAAAAGATGTGTACGAGGATATACCAGATGTTGTTTTCATAGATCATAAATCTCCGCTTTATTTAAGATACGACGAAATGGGGCACGCATAAAATGTCTACTACAAAAAACTTAAAAGATGTAATTCGAGAAGAGTATATGAAGTGTGCCAAAGATCCTATATACTTTATGAAGAAGTATGTAAAGATTCAACATCCTACTCGCGGCACTCTTCCATTTTTGACATATCCATTTCAAGATGTTGCTCTTGAAGACTTCGTAAAGCATAATCAAAATATTATTCTCAAGAGTCGTCAGATGGGTATTACAACTCTTGTAGCTGGTTACTCAATGTGGCTAATGACATTTCACAGCGACAAACAAATATTGTGTTTGAGTATTACGCAAGAAACATCCAAGGCGATTGTAACCAAAGTTCGTTTTGCTAATGACAATCTTCCAAGTTGGCTAAAAGTTCCAGCGGTTGAAGATAATAGATTGTCTCTAAAGTTGAAGAATGGTTCTGAAATCAAAGCCGCATCCAGTGCTGGTACATCTGGTCGTTCTTCTGCTCTATCTCTACTAATCATTGACGAGGCTGCATTTATTGATGGTATTGAAGAAATCTGGCTATCTGCTCAATACACATTAAGTACCGGCGGCAAGGCTATTATTCTTTCTACTCCAAACGGCGTAGGTAATTTCTTTCATAAGATGTGGACAGAATCTGAGCAAGGATTGAATGATATGAATCGTATCAGTCTGCCTTGGCATCTACACCCAGAACGCGATCAAAAATGGCGCGATGAGCAAACAAAGTTATCTGGAGAAAAGGGTGCAGCACAAGAATGCGATTGTGAATTTAGCACGTCGGGTAACACAGTTGTTGATATTCCAGTTCTTGATTGGTATACAAAAACTCATGTAATAGAGCCTATAGAAAAAAGAGGATTTGATAAACAATATTATATATTCAAGTATCCAGAACCCGGCCGCTCTTATATGGTTGTTGCTGACGTTGCTAGAGGTGATGCCAGCGATTTTAGTGCATGTCATATAATAGACATAGAAACATTAGAGCAAGTTGCGGAATATAAAGGTAAAATATCTACTAAAGATTATGCTAGATTACTTATGACACTTGCTACAGAATATAACATGGCACTTCTTGTTATAGAAAATGCAAATGTAGGTTGGGCAGTTATACAGGATGTTATTGATGCCAACTATGATAATTTATTTTATAGTTCCGCCGACTTACAATATGTAGATGTTGAAACTCAAATGACCAACAAGATACATGCTCAAGAAAGTAAGATGACGCCAGGTTTTACCACATCCAATAAATCTAGACCGCTTCTAATATCAAAGCTTGAAAGTTATATTCGTAATAAAGAAGCAATCATACATAGCAAGCGATTGATTGAAGAACTTAATGTATTTATCTGGAAAAGCACAGGAAGCACATCTGCTAAAGCCGAGGCTATGGACGGTTATAATGACGACCTTGTTATGGCGTTTGCTATAGCTATGTGGGTAAGAGATGTAGCATTGCGCCTAAGAAAAGATGCCGACAGTGTTACTCGTTCTATAATATCAAAAATTGGTTCTACTTCCAATGAGCAGATTAAAAATAATATGGTAGCATTACATAAATCGGGAGCAAATCCATACGGTGTTTATAGCAACCCTTGGAAAATGAATATTGGCGGTCCGGGTGGAGGTCCGGGTAAATCAGAAGACCTAACTTGGCTATTATAAACATAATAACCATAAAAATAGTATAATGCAATATTTATATATTACGCGCTCATATATATACATTACTTATGGCTGAACAAAAAGACTTATTCACACGGTTAAAAAAGATGTTTTCCACGGACGTTATTGTTCGTGCAGTGGGCGGAAAAAATCTAAAAATTATTGATACTGATGAAATTCAGTATGCTACAGACAGAAACAGTTTGCGCGACCGTTTCAATCGCCTAAGAAGTTCAACATATAATCTACACAATCGCGATATGTCTATGGCATACCAAGCATCGCGCTTAGAGTTGTTTAGAGATTATGATGTTATGGACATGGACCCTATCATTGCAAGTGCGCTCGATATATACTCAGATGAGTGTCTGTCCGGAGACACATTGGTCCCATTACTCGATGGACGAAAGATGACTATCAAGGACTTGTATGAGGCGAATGAAAAGAATTTTTGGGTATATTCAGTAGATTCCGATGGAAAGTTTGTTCCTCAGAAATGTGAAAGAGTTGCATGCAATGGAACCAAGCAGATGTTTGAGATTGCACTGGACGATGGTACAAAAATCAAATGTACTAGCAACCATATGTGGGTGAAGTCGGACGGTACAATTGTAACTACTGAAAATTTAAAATCTGGAGATTCTTTGAAGATACTTTCTACTAAATTGTCCAATTCTAAGTTTATGCCCGGCTATGAAATGTTGTTGGAGGACGGAAAATGGCAATATACACACAGAATGGTTGCAGCCAGAACCGCCGAACTTATCGAACAGAAAGTAAATATGAAGTCAAAAAATTTGGTTATTCACCATAATTCATTTGATAAAAGAAATAATTGCCCAGATAAGTTGTGTTGGATGGATTATACAGATCACAGAAAAGTGCATGCAGACTTCAACAAAAAACTTTGGTCCGATCCAACCAAAGTTCACCAATATAAACAAAAAACAATAGATGGACAGAATCGTTATTGGACCGAAGAACGACGCATCGAGGTATCCAATAGGCAGCGGATATATATGAACGAAATGATACATGGAATGTCAGCCGACGAAAGAAAGAAAATGTTTGGAGCATGCGGAAGTTCTAATGGGATGTTCAATAACGGTGACAAGTTGTCTGGAAATAAAAATGGACGATGGAAGAATTTTTCCACGTTGGATATGATAGACATTGAATCATATAAAGAAGATATCATCGGCGGAATGACGACAAGTGAATTGAGAAAAAAGTACAATTTATCCAGAAAAACTTGCGATTTTCTAGACAAAAATATTTGCATTGAATTTGGGTGCGAGCAAACTAAACAAATCAAGCCTATCATTAGAAAGCAGGTATTGGAATCCCGTGGCATTTCAATAAAGAAAATAAAAATTGCGGCAAACAACTTGTTGTCCGGTGGAGTGAATGTTTTTAGAAAAAACAAAATATTGGCACAAGAATTGAATATCACAGTTTCCGAATTGAAAGATTATGTAATTGCGTCAAAATATAAAGGACTTAGAGACCTCGTTCTGTCCAACAATCACCGTGTATTGTCAATAAAGCTGATAGAATCGGAAATGGCATACGACCTGGTCAATGTTGGTGAGACTCATATATATGCAATTGAAACAAACGACGGCTCCAAGCTATTCACACATAATTGTCTTGTGCCAAGTGAATTTGGTCAAGTATTAACCATTCGCAGCAAGAATGAAAACATCAAAAAGATTCTAAACAATTTATTTTACGACATCTTGAATGTTGAATTTAATATGTGGAGTTGGACTCGTAACATGTGTAAATATGGTGATTTTTTCTTGAGGATGGAAATATCGCCGGAGTATGGTGTGTATATGGTTCATCCAATCAGTCCATATGAACTTACTCGTGTTGAAGGCAGTGATCCAAAGAATCTAAATTATGTAAAGTATCAACATGACGGCGCTGGCGGCGGTATGGAATATGAAAACTTTGAAATAGCACATTTTCGTTTGCTAAGTGACAGTAACTTTTTGCCCTACGGAAAAAGTATGATTGAGCCAGCGCGTCGTGTATGGAAGCAATTAAGTCTTATGGAAGACGCGATGTTAATTCACCGTATCATGAGAGCGCCAGAAAAGCGTATCTTCTCTATCGACGTTGGTAATATTGCTCCGTCTGAAATTGATCCAGCGATGCAAAAGATTATTTCTCAAGTAAAGAAGGTTCCATATATTGACGAAAAGACCGGTGATTATAACCTACGCTTTAATTTGAACAACATGGTAGAAGACTTTTATCTACCTGTTCGTGGCAGTGACAGCGGTACCAAGATAGATACATTACCAGGTATGGAATTTACCGGTATTGATGACTTGGAATATGTTCGTAACAAGATGATGGCTGCTCTAAAGATTCCAAAGGCATTCTTGGGTTATGATGAAAGTATTTCTGGTAAAGCAACTCTTGCCGCCGAAGACGTTCGTTTTGCTCGCACTATCGGTCGTATTCAACGTATCC